ATGAGTTTTCGACAACACCGGAGCGTGATTACATGTCTGATGATATGCAGACTGCAATCGACACGATGTTCAAAATGTTCCCGACTGGAAAGCAGTGTGAGACATATTATTACAGATATTACAAAACAGACATTACAAAAAATACAGGCGATTGCATCCGCGTCCCGGTTACGGTATGCCCGTCAAGCACAGGCGGCTCCGGCGGCGATACGCTGACATCTTCGATTCAGATCAACGGAAATGGTGCGGGAGAACTTGGAACGATCACGATCGCCGGTGATGGCACATTTACATGGGCGGCGAAAGCGTCCGGTACATCAGGAAAATAATAAACGGTGTTAATCAAAAATTAGCATAATCGGGTGGGTTCCTTTCAGTCCTGCCCGATTTCTGAAAGGGTGGTAATTTATGGAAGAATTAGTATTAGACAGTGGTGTCAGAAAAATTGCAATTAAAAATGAGGACGGGGATGTCATTACCGTGTTGAGCATCAATGTCGCAGATGCCGACACAGCCGAGCGATTCGGACAGGTCATCAACAAACTGGAAAGAATCTCCGAGAACTGTGAGAAAGAGGCGGCAGCATGGAAGAAAGAACATGCACAGGATGAGGTAGATTCTGACAACGTTGATGTTGAGTCGGTTTTACAGGCAAACAGAATCCGGGTGAAGTACCTGAAACAGATTGCAGCAGAGATCGACGGTCTGTTCGGGGAAGACACAGTAAAAAACGTGTATGGAGATTTCACGCCGGATGAGACGTCACTGGTGGAATTTGTCGAGAAGATCATCCCAGTCATGAATAAGCTCTTCGGCAAGCGTTACGAGATGACCAGAAAACGCTATAACTCCGGCAGAAAAGGAGCACAGGCATGATTAACGTCATGCTTGATCCGCTGCCTGAGGAATGGAACGGTTACAAGGTTAATACATCATTTCGTATCGGCATACAGGTATTCCTTGTGCAGTATGACAAAGAATTGAATGAGTATGAGAAGAGTGATGCACTGATCTATCTGCTGTTCGATGAACGGGAGCACCCGGACGGGGATGATCTTCGCCAGTGTGTGGAGTGGTTTCTAAATGGCTGGTTTCATGACAAGCCGGGATCATCAAAGGATAACCGCAGGCTGGTAGATTACGACATTGACCAGTGGCGTATCTATGCAGATTTCCGGCAGATATATGGGATCGATCTCTCCTTGGATGATATGCACTGGTGGATGTTCAATGGTCTGCTCTGGAACATGCCTTATAAGCAGTCATCATTCCAACAGGTTATAGAAATCCGCAGGAAGAAAATCACATCCAAGATGGGAAAGGAAGAGAGACAGGCGATTAAGGAAGCACAGGAAATGTATGCCTTAGAACAGCCGGAAGAAAAGAAAGAGTATACCGAGGATGAAAAAGCAAAGATTGAGGAATACGATCAGATGATGGCAGAGATCAGAGCAAAGAAGAAAGCAGAAAAGGAACTGGGATTAGTTTAGGGAGTGAGGATTGCATATGGCTGGTGGGTATGATGGAGAAATCAGAATCAATACAAGAATTAACACAAATGAGTTCAACACAGGAATAAACTCTATTGTGTCTAGTATTGGAAGAATTGCAAAAACATTAGGACTTGCTATATCAGCTACTGCATTTATAAGATTCGGAAAAGAAGCGATTGAACTTGCATCTGACTTAACAGAAGTTGACAACGTTGTGAATAAAGCATTTGGTAATATGCGCAGTGAAATGGATGCATTGGCAGAATCTGCTATCAAGAACCTTGGAATGAGCAGATTAATGGCATATCAGACTGGATCAACTTTTATGAGTATGGGAAAGTCAATGCTTACGAGTTCTGAGGATGCTAAGAATATGGCTCTGGAACTCACAAAGTTGACTGCTAATATGGCATCCTTTTTCAATGTATCACAGGATCTGGCAAGTATTGCCTTGAAATCCATATATACAGGGGAAACAGAAACTCTCAAGCAGTATGGCGTTGTCATGACCGAGGTAAACTTGAAACAGTTTGCACTTGAACAGGGAATAACAAAATCGTATTCTGCAATGTCACAGTCAGAGAAAGTGATGCTTCGTTATCAGTATGTTATGAGCCAGTTATCCTATATAGGTGATGATTTTATAGATACGCAGGATTCTTGGGCGAATCAGACAAGAATTTTGTCTGAACAGTGGAAAGAATTCATGGGTATCATTGGAAATGGACTGATTACAGTATTAACACCGGTTGTCCAATTTTTAAATAAAATTGTTGCTGCCCTTATTAATGTTGCAAATACAATCAGTGCGATTATGTCAAAAATATTTGGCATTCAAATGCAGCAGATGAGTACAACGGCGTCGGCTGCGGAAGATGTTGCTGATGGATATTCTGATGCAGCAGATTCTATGGATGACTATGCAAACTCTGTATCGAACGCTGCAAAGAAGGCAAAAGGCGCGCTTGCTTCCTTTGATGAATTGAATGTTATATCGAAAAATCAGACGTCTGGCAGTGGGTCTGGTGGATCTGGTGGCACCGGTGGAACGGAAATAAAACCATTTGATACGTCAACTCAGGAGAGTGTTATAGATCAGCTTGAAGGTAAGTATAAGAAGTTTTTCGACTATCTTAAAAAGTTAAAAGATGATTTTATTAATGGGTTTCAAACTTCTTGGAATAATTTAGATGTTGACTCACAGGTTGAAAGCATTAAAAAAAGTTTAGAGGGTATAAGAAAATCGCTTGTTGATATTTTTGCTGACAAAAGTGTATTGAGCGCAGCAGATAATTTTGCACAGACCGTTGTAACGTCTCTTGGCAGTATTAGTGCGTCTGTAATCAGTATTGGAACAACTATTGCAGAAAACTTTTTAGGGGGATTAAATAGCTATCTTGAAGAAAACTCTGGAAGAATAAAACAGTTTTTGATTAATTGTTTTAACATATCATCCGACATTACAACACTCATAGCTGAAGCATTTGAAACAATTGCAGATATTTTTTCTGTATTTGGAGATGAAAATGGACAGCAAATTACGGCGGATCTAATACAGATATTTGCTGATGCATTTTCTTTTATTACGGAAACTGCTTTAAAGTTTGTCAGAGACATGTTAGATATTCTCGTAACGCCAATTTCAGATAATAGTGAGAGTATTAAGAACACTTTGAATAATCTACTTGGATTTATCCAGCAGATAACAGGTGTTCTGAGTGATATTGTAAGACAAATAACAGATGGACTTACAGCTTTATATGATGAGCATTTAAAACCTTTTTTCGATTCCGTAAGAGACGGATTGTCAGAGATAATGGCAGAAGCGTTGAAGTTATGGGATGAATATATTCAACCAGTACTGAATTATATTGCGAAATTAGTAACTGAAACGTATGAACAGCATCTAAAACCTGTTATAGACAATTTGATGGGATTATTAGGGGCGGTCATAGATTTGATAAAAACTTTATGGGAAGTAGTGTTAAAGCCTCTCATCATATGGCTAATGAATACTCTTGCACCGAAAGTATCTGACATTGCAAAAAAAGTAAGTGGATTTGTTTCAGCAGCAGTTGATATCATTTTAGATTGCATTGGTTTCGTGCTGAAAAATGTAGAAAATCTTATAAAAATTGTCACAGCACTTATTAATGGAGATTGGAAGGGGGCATGGAATGCTGCAAGAGATTACGTTGGAGCAAATGGAATTATAAAAATTATAGAAACAATGGTAAATAAAATCATTGATGGAATTAACACATTAACGAACGGATTTAATAGTATCGGTTTTGATGTTCCGGATTTCTTAGGAGGAGGCTCATGGCATCCTAGCATCCCGACAATTCCAAATGTAAATCTCCCACGTCTTGCCAACGGCGGTATCACAACCGGCAGCACTCTCGCAAACATCGGAGAAGCAGGACGCGAAGCAGTACTTCCGCTCGAAAATAACCTGTCTTACATGAAGCCGCTTGCAGAAATGATTGCAAGTGAGATGAAAGGCGTGCAGACGGTGCGGATCGTAGCGGACGAAGGAAAAATTTTTAAAATTGTACGGGAAGAGGCAAACGACTATTACCGGAGAACCGGAAGTCCGGCATTTGACTTTTAGGAGAGGAGCGTATAAATGGCATACAGCGGATTTTTAATAAAAGTAGGCAATTACACAGTTCCTTTCCGGTACATAGAGGCAAAGAAGTATAAATGTGGGATCAAGGGGCAGGATCTTGATTCTTACCGGGATGCGAACGGAGTATTGCACCGGGAGGCATTGAGCAATGTCTCAATTAAAACAGAATGGGAAACGCCGGGAGATATAGATGAGAAAGCGTTGCGTGCACTGATGGATAACATCAGATCCCAATATTCCCATGCAATCGAAAAGAAATCGCTTGTTACCGCATGGATGCCGGAAATCGGCAATTATGTAACGATGGACTGCTATATGCCCGACGTGGAGTATCAGATAGATTATGCAGATGAATGGACGGTCCAGTATGGATCATTCCGGCTGGCATTTATCGGATATGGAGGTGTAATTGGATGATTGATTTTAAATATGCTGATTTATTTAAACAGAATAGCGTTGATGTCCAGCTTGAAATTATTTCCGATGATGGGAAAATCCATATCACAAATACAGAATTTCATGAGGAAGAGTTTGAATTAACAGAAAGCCTGTGTTCACAGTCTGAATTGACTTTTGGTGCTGTCGAAGCCGGATCTGTAAAATTTAAGGTATCAAATATTTTTCTTCCAATGAAAGGGAGATGGATGACCGTCAAGATGATAATTGGCGGGCACACAGATCAACCCTTTTTGATAGGAAGATTCAAAGGTTATTCCGATACGCCGACTGCTGACAGAAAATACAGGGAAGTGGTCGCATACGATGCTCTTTATGACATTTTAAATGCGGATGTGGCAGCATGGTACAACACTGTTTTTCCATCCCACGAAGAGCAGCAGACAGACAAAGACGGGAATAAAACGACTGTTACAGTTTATGATCCGGTCACAATGAAACAGTTCCGGAACAGCTTTTTTAAGCACTTCGGGATCGAGCAGGCTGACATTGATCTTATCAATGACAACATGTCTATTGAAAAAACAGTTGCGGTCACGCCATCCAGTGAGACAAGTTCTGATACAGAGGAATCGAGCACCATAGGCGAATCTATGAGCGGCAAAGAAGTGTTGTCCTGCATTTGTGAGATCAATGGCTGCATGGGGCACATGGGGCGCGACGGGAAGTTTCATTATATATATCTGGAGCAGAATATACAGGGACTTTATCCGAGAAACGATCTTTATCCGGCAGATGATTTGTTCCCAAGAGATCCGAAAAGCAACCGTATCGGGAAGGATTTATATATAACGGCTGAGTATGAAGATTTTCTTGTTAAAACAATCAATAAGTTACAGATCCGGGAGCAGAAGAATGATATCGGCGTGATCGTAGGTACTGGAGACAATGCTTATGTGATCGAGGATAATTTTCTTGTCTATGGAAAAGGCACAAAAGAACTGAAAGGCATTGCAAAAAATATCCTTTCCAAGATCAGAGGGATTGTTTACCGCCCGTTTACAGCGGACTGCAAAGGAAATCCGTGTCTTGAGGTCGGGGATGCAGTGCGGCTGCCGACCAGATATGAACTGATTGAGTCCTATATTCTGAAAAGAACCCTGAAAGGTATACAGGCTTTGCGTGATGATTTGGAAGCGGATGGGGAAGAGTACCGGACAAACGGGGCGAACGGAATACAGAAAAGTATTTTAAAGCTCAAAGGCAAGAGCAATGTGTTGGAGCGAACCATTGAAAAGACACAGAGCACGATAACTGATGTTGAGAAGGGATTGCAGTCACAGATCACGCAAACTGCAACCGAAATTCGCACAGAAGTTAAAAATACAACGGATGGTTTATCATCGAGAATCACGCAAAATGCGAGCAGTATTACAGCAGAAGTTAAAAGGGCACAGGGACAGGAAGTTGAACTTGCAGCAGCTATTAAAATTAATGAGGACAAGATTACAGCGGAAGTTACGAGAGCAAGCAAAGCAGAGGGCGATTTGTCCGGAAAGATAGAGGTAACTGCAACTAAGATACGGTCAGAAGTCAGTGCTTCGTTGAAGGCATGGAATATTGATGGCTATGATATTAATTATTATGGTTTTGGAAAACCCCAAGATACTTACCCTGCATCATCCAAATATAATGGACACAGTTTTTTAGATCAGGATAGTGGAAAATTGTATGGCTGCGATCCGGATGGCGGAATTAACAGCGGTAAATATAAATGGACATTGATAACCACGCTTAAGCAGCTTTCATCCAATATGTCCAGTGCGATTACGCAGACATCAAAGGGGATCGAAAGCAAAGTTACAAGAGACAGCGTCATTTCAGAAATCAACCAGTCAGCCGAGGGCATAAAAATCAAAGCAAAACTTTTGGAATTAAAAGGCTCTATGGAGATAACTGGCGGGTATGTGCATATTCAGACAGAAGAAAGCACAGCCAA